AAGAATCGGAGCAGTAATCCTTGACCAATTATTTCAGATTGAATCAAAAGAAGTTGTGACTGAAGAGGATTATCAAAACGCAGTAAAACTCGCCAATGATTTCTATGAAATTTTTGAACAAGTTCAGATTTTGAAGGGTGAAGAATACGATTTAACTTTTGTTGAAAATCACTTGGATATTATCAGTGAAAAATTAAAAAAAAAGTTTAATAAGTTGAAATTCGTAAACGAAGAAAAAAGATTGGTGGTAAGTCCACTTATGATACCTAACATTCTTATTCCAAGAATGAACGAACTCACCAATGAAAAATATTACGTTAAATTCAGTCCTGACACAATTGAACAAATCCAAAGGAAGTATAATTTGGAGGGAAAAATGAGAAATACAAATATTGAACATGAATCTGATAATTCAATGAAAGATGCGGTATTGGTTGAAAATTGGTTGGTAGAAAATGAAAAAGATAAAATTTATAACTATTTCACAAAAGAAGATGTTCCGTTCGGTTCTTGGGTCGGTGTATATTATATTCTTGAAACTGAAGAAGGAAATTTTCTTTGGAAAAAGATTAAATCGGGAGAAGTAAAAGGTCTTTCTGTTGAAGGTAATTTTATTTTAAATTAATTTGTAATAAAAATAATTCATTTAATTCAACAATTATATTTATTATTGTTGAAAGACATAAAAATAAAAAATTAATTATGAAAAATAGTTTAATTGAAAAAGTTAAAGGTTTTTTCAAAGCTGAATTTGAATCTCTTAAATTTGCAACCGCAACTTTATTGGATGGAACCGTTGTTTCTAACAACGAAGAAACCCAAGAATTTGAGGTTGGTCAATATCTTTATATTCAAAAAGAATCGACATTAACACCCGCGCCAGAAGGTAAACATGAAACAACTGAAGGATTCGTTCTTGAAGTTGACGCCGCAGGTCAAATCGTTGCAATCTATGAAAAAGAAGATGAAAGAGAAGGTGAATCTGAAGCGGATAGAGTTTCCGAAGATGTAAACAGAGATGATGAAGAAGAATTGAAAAAATTAATTAAAACTTACGTGGCTACATTAGCCGAGATAAATAAGCGTATGGAGAAACTCTCCAACGAATTCAAAGAATTTAGAATGAGTGCTGAAAAAGAGCCCGTTCATAAACCATCAAAATCAGTAAAAGAAGTCAGTGATAGAAGTGAGTTCAAATTAAAATTGATTCGTGATTTTGAAAAATTAAATAACATTTAAAAATTAAAACGATGAACAAACAAAAATTAAATTTTGCATATGATTTAACAAATCTCCCAACCTACAATAGTTATGGTTCGGATATGTTAATCAAGTCGGTTTTGGGATTAACTCTTCCAAAATACGCAACAGTTCGACCAAACTTAAAAGGAACGACTGAAAAAGTAGGGTTTGTAGAAGATACCGTTTTTCTTCAAGACATGGCTTGTGGATTTAACGCATCTGGTACTACAACCCAAAATCTTGTTACCGTTGATTTGTGTAACAAAAAAGTTAACATGACCTTGTGTCCATATTCTTTGTATGACACATATTTGAGTCAATCTTTATCCAACGCTAATTTCCAAGAAGGTGTACCTTTTGAAGAAGTAATTTTGGAAGATATCTCAAATAGAATTGCTAACCAAGTTGAAAAACAATTGTGGAGAAATAAAACCGTAACTGGTGCAACTGAATACAATTCACAGTGTTTCAATGGTGTTGAAGCATTAATCACATCAGGTAATGGTGCTACTCAAATTGCTTACTCAGGTGCAACCTCTGCTAACGGTTTGAATGTATTCACTGCAATCTATGAAAGCATTCCATCCAATGTGTTACACAGAGATGACCTTGTAATTTACACTTCCTATTCTAACTATCGTGGACTTGTTTCATCGATGAGAAATAGTTCATTTGTAAACTTGTTTACAATGGATTCTGCGGGTGTGGCCACAGGTGAAGAATGGTCCTTGATGTTACCTGGTACAAATGTTAGAGTCATTCCTACAGTAGGTCTTGATGGTGTTTCAGCATACTATGCTGGTCCTGCCGGATACTACTTGTTTGGTATGAATTCTGAAATAATGACTGTTAAGGCCGTATACGACCCATTCGAAGATATCGTTAAGATTATGGCAAACGTAACTTACGGTCTTGGTGTGTTCGATGTTGCTTCCTTCGCTATCTGCAAATAATGCATAAACTTAAAATTAAAAATTATAAAAAACTATGAGTTGTTATATTTCAAGTGGTCATACATTAGATTGTAGAAACGCTAGCACGGGTGGTGTGAAAGCATTATGGGTATTGGGAGGTTCGGGTTCTACTATTGGTATTACGGGAACAACTTCAACACAAAACGGTGGCATTACTGCTATCTCTGGACAGGGAACGTTTTTCAAATACGAACTTGTAAAACAGAGTTCTTCTTTTAGTGAAGAACTTCAGGTTAACGAAACTGCACAGTCGGTAGTATTTGCACCGAATTTGGTTGTAACACTTCCAAAACTAAACCAAACCCTTCGTACAAAATGGTTTGACCTTATAAAACCAAATGATTTAGTCATAATCATTGAAGACAATAACGGTCGTTATTGGTTGGTTGGTGAAGAAAACGGTTTAACTGTATCAGCAGGTTCCATGTTAATGGGACAGGCGTACAATGACCCGAATGGTGTTACCTTCACGATGAGTGGCGGTGAACCAAACCCATCAATGGAGATTGTTGTTACTACTACATTAGGAGCCGTCATGACGGGTATTACTGTAAACCAAGAATAAATTATTGAATTAATTTGTTTAATGGGTGGGAGAAATCTCACCCATTTTTTTTGTAAAAAACTTTAAAAATAACAAATTTTTATGTATATTTATTTTACGTGTTGGTAAATTTGTAACCCTGTCAATTTTTATAGTTGGCAGGGTTTTTTATTACAAATCTAATTTCTTTATTAAAATTCAATATTTATAATAGATGTTTAAGATTCAAGGTAGATTATACGCTTATTATATAATTAAATCTATATGTTTTGATATCGATTTTAATGAATGTCAGGTATATATTGAATTTGGGGATGATGAAATACAAAAGAAATGTTCTATTGTTATATCATATCCAGCAAAAAATGATAAAGAAATATCCAATGAATCAATAATTATTTTTGTTGAACAAGAATTAAAGAAATATAAAGTATGATTTATCTTAGTGGAAATACTGCAAGTCAAACTATGAATTTGACTTGTTCAAGAAATAAATTATTATCGGGTACGGTATATTTTTTATTTCAATTTAAACATAAGGTAACAAATAGAATATGGTATGCATTACCTTATCGAGTTCCTCCAAGTGTAAATTATTTACCGAGTTTTGATGTTTTTAATATTACTATTAATCCAAATTTACCTGAAGTATATACGGGAACATCTGTATCAAATGTAAATTTACATTTAATTCCTGGTGAGTATTATCTAATTGTTTATGAACAAGCTTCTTCAACAAATTTAAATCCAACACTCGCATACAATGTCGTAAACGAAAATATATTAAGAGTTGAAGAAAGTATTGCTTTTGAAACTTATGATAGTAATACAGGAAATACATCAAATAATTTAAGTGAGATACAATTTAAAGTTTACGAGAATTAAAAAATATATATATATATGAAAACACAAAGCCCTTTAAAAATACATAGATTAGATTTCTCAAAATATGATTCATCAGAAACATTTATTGAGGTAAGTGAAAATAAAAATGAACCTTGGGTAAGATGGGGTGCATCCAATTTATATGTCAATGAATTATTGAGATTAACGGATGTTTCTCCAATTCATAACGCATGTCTTCGTTCAAAAATCGATGCCATTGTTGGAATGGGTTTTGAAATAGATTATTCAATAAATGAATCAGAATCATTAAGTGATTTATTTAGGAAAATGGTTTTTGAATATCTAACCACAGGAAATTTATTTTTGGAAGCAATTTGGAAAAAGGATAGAAATCAAGGTTTATCAGGTGTTCACATTTTACCTTCAAAATATATGAGGGTTGGAAAAGAAGATAATTATTTTTATTCAAGAGAATGGTATAAACCAACAAAAAGAAATGTAATTGAGTTTCAACAATTTGATATTGAAGATAAAGAAAACAGACAAGTTATTCATATCAAACAAGAACATGCCGCCTACGATTACTATGGTTGTCCTGATTGGATTTCTGTTATTAATGATGTTAAATTAAATGAACAAATTTCAGTATTCAATTTACATAACATTAAAAATGGATTGTCACCAAGTTTGTGGGTTCACTTTAATCAACAACAACCTGAATCTGAAAACGAACAGTTTCAAGTATTAAGAAAGATTGAAGAAAGATATCAAGGCGCAGAAAACGCTGGTCGTGTTATTATTTCTTATGGTGAATCAGAACAAAAACCCGAGATTACTCAAATACAAACCAATGTTGAAGATGGATATTTTTCTTCAATATTTGAACTTGTACAAAGACAAATCATGAGTGGTCATAAAATTATTGATGGTTCAATAATCGGTTTACCAAGTCCACAAGGATTTTCGAGCAGTGCAGAACAATTAACAACATCCTATAATCTATTTTTATCGACAACAATAAAACCATTTCAAAAGTATTTATGTACAGAGTTGGGTAACATTGTTAAACTAATTCATCTTAACGAAAACGTCGATTTGAAAATAATACAAAACAAAATATTGGAATAATGAATAACATATTATTAATTAGTGAAAACGTATTAAAATCTTATAGTTACATTGGTGAGAATGTTCAAGCCAATGAATTGAGATATGCAATTCTTACAAGTCAAAATGTTGAAATCCAAGAAACACTTGGAACAAAATTATATAATAAGATTTTAGATTTGGTTGATAATAATGATATTAATCTTCCACAATATTCAAATTATAAAGACCTACTCGACAAATATATTCAACCAACGTTAATTGGTTTTTCAATATTCAGAGCATTGGATAATTTCATTGTTAAATTTTTATCCATCGGTTTGGTATCCAATCAATCAGAACAAGGTTCGAGGGTTGAATTTAAAACATATCTTCAACTTAAAACAAATGTTAAAGATGATGCAGAATTTTCAAATAACTATCTTCGAAGATATTTGATATTCAATTCTTCACTATTCCCCGAATATAGCGATAACCAAAGGGAACAATTACAACCTTCACAAAATACAGCGTTTAAATCTCCATTATCCATACCAGGTAATTGGGGTTGGTTCGATGAAAGAAATTGTCCCTATCCGCAATGGTACGGTCACGTAACAAATAGTTAATATGGATAATATACCAATATCAGAAATAATTGTTGCTCTTGTAACAGGATTCGTCACATGGATAACTGCGGGAAAATTTACCGCAACAACAAGTGAGATTCAAAACGCGAGGGAAGTGTTATCCATGTGGAAAGAGACTTCATTAGCACAAAAAGAAGAAATTGAAGGTTTAAAAGAAGACCTTTTAAAAATGGGAACTAGAATTTTCGAAATGGAATCAATTATATCAAAATTACAATCAGAAAATCAATTCTTGAAAGATAAACTAAAAGAGTTTAATATCAACATAGATTAAACCATATCATATTTCTTCACCAGGTCGAACAGGTTGAAAGATAATGGTGTCAATGGTATGTGGATATCACTTAAAAAAAATAAGGTCTTAGAATTAAAATTTAGATGTGGGTCCAAGTTTTTCTATTTATAATTTTACAAATTAATCTTTGACTTACATTAAATTTTCTTGATAATTCTGTTTGATAATAATTTCCACTTGAATAAAGTTCTCTAATTTCCAAAACTTGTTGTTCAGTTAATTTTGAATTTTTATTTTTTTCACCCATATCATTTCTTAAACCAATTTCAATTGCATGTTTTTGATTATGAGAAGCAGTACACCATTCTAAATTTGAAATATGATTATTTGTTTTATTACCATCAATGTGATTAATCATCGGATAATTTTCAGGATTAGATAAAAATG